GCCGGATCGTCCGACCAGACCCCATATGCGAGCACCAAAATGGGCAACGTGAGAATTAATAAAACGACCTCGTCCTTGTAGTCGTTTTGACGGGCTTCTAACAATTTGCCCTGGTAAGCTTCCTCACCACGAGCTTGTCGCTCTGCATGTAATAGCTGTGCATCTGACATAGCTACTTTAGCCTTTTGTCTGTTAGCATAAATTTTGCTACCAGCAGATACGGCTAATCTAATTGCCGAAAACCACATATTAATACCAAGTTGCTTTTCTTTTTTTAGAAGCCAATACTGCGCCTTCACCTTGAACACTAACTTTTGTACCTTTGTCTATTTTTTGACCAGGCGTAAAGTCATTAGTCACAATGTTAGCTCTAGGATCTTGTCCTACACTATCAGCTGGCACTTTGTATTTTTTGCCACCTTCTGGATATCCTACTTCTGTTTTTGCCATATTTTTCTCCTTATTACTTGTTATACTATCTTCTAGGACCTTTCAAGGTCTTAACGTCCTTACGTTTCATCCTATCAGAATAGACTTTAACGTCATTTGACATTTGTTGCTTAACTAAAGAGGTTTCTGCTCTTAATTCTGCTAAATCTTCGTTCTGTTCTAGTTTTTCATCGAACTGTTGTTGACCCATCATCATTTTAGTTCGGTCCATATTGATCTTTTCTTGACCTTCTTCTCGTTTTCTTTGGTCATCCATAGCTCTTAAGTCTAATTCTCTTGCTTTTAATTTAGCAATTGGATCATTTCCAAATTGACCCATGATTTTCATCTCTTCATCCTTAAATTCTTGCATCATTTCAGCAATTAAAGTAGCTTTTCTAGCTTCAACTTTCATAGAAATTTGCATAATTTGTTGTTGAAACTGTGGATTCTGCTGCATTTGAGGATTTTGCTGCGCCATTTGTTGCATTTGTTGTAATTGCATCATTTCTTCTCTAAATTCTATCTCAACTTGCTCTTGAGCCATCATAGAAATGTGTTCAAAGCAGTTTTTTTCTAAAGCACCTAAAATCATCGGATTATTTCGAGCTAAATTGCTTGCCATAAAATTTAAATGCGAAGTTATGTGTGCTTGATGGTTCTGTCCTTTAAAAGCTTGGAAAGGTTTGTTGGATAAAGCCATAATATTCTCTACTGCAGGGTCTAAAGGAGTTGGTTGCGGTGGAGGAGGTAAAATTTTATCAATTTCTTTCACTCCAATTGCACTATACATCGAATAAAACGCTTCGTATAAATTATGCATCTGTGGATTAGACATTGCTAATTGTAATTCTGTTTGTGCCATAGAAATTCTTTGAGATTGAGAAAAAATATTTGGATCTGCAATTGGAAGAATATCTACTTTGTCATCAAAATCTGTAACTTTAACATTTCTTGCTGCACCAACTACATCATAAGGATACTCTGGTGGTAAATAAGTTTTAAATACGTTTGCTAATAAATTAAATTCTTGCTTAAGCGCCACAAACAACCTTTTATGGATGGCTGACATGACCCTTGAACCACGTTCTAAGAGAGCTATAGTCGTTCCAACAGCGGCCTGTTGGTTGCCGTCTCCGACCTGCATGTCAGCTATGGCGGCAAATCTCTGTCCTGCTTGGACTACAATTCCCATCAACTGCAATAAAGTCTGTGATGGTTCTTTGAAAGGTAAAGTCATAAAAGCGTCCTTGATGTTTCCACCAGGTGCATCTACATCTCTAAATTCGCCGGGCTGAATAGCCTGTGCTTCGTCTCTTACACGTATTCCACGTTGTTTAAAACCTGCGGGAAGATTACTTAAAGTTCCTGCATCTAATAATTGACGAAGAGCAGTTGTTGCTGTTCTTGATAAACCGCCAATCATATGAATTAATCCAAAACCATAAAAGCCCATTCCAGGTAAAAATCTGAAATGAACAAAATATTGTATTTTGTTTTTTAATGGGTCATCTTGTTTGTAATTTCTTCTAATGGATAACACTTCTCTTGATCCTTCTTCAATCGTTACAATGTAAGGAAGTTTAATTCCTGTAGGTTCTCCATCTTTCATGTCTTCAAATCCTTCAATGTCTAAATTAACATGACACTCCAGAAGAGTGAAAACATCTTCGTCTCTAGTTTTTTTAACACCCTCTAATTCTCTTTCTTTTTTCTCTACTTCTGTTTCTTGATTGTAACCTGGTTTTAAATCTATATCTCTATAGAAACCATTTACTTGTTGTTTTCTTAAATCATTTTCTGACATTTTAATGACATGTATAACCGCCTCCGCATCAGCTAATGAGGTAGCTGTATACGGGACAATTAAATCGTCAGCTTGTATAAATTTAGATACAGCTCTTCCTAAAAGTTCATCGTAATAAACTTTTTTGAAAGCTGATCCTGCTAACGGTAAGTAAAAGAGCATTTGATCGAACTCTGGTTCGTACTCTTTCATAACATCCATGAGTTGATAGTTCATGAAATTCTTAACACGATTAGACTGTTCTTCTTTTTGTCTACTCGGTTTTCCTAAAATCTGGGTTCTAACTGGACCCATCGCTGGAAGTAATTCTTTATAAGCTTGTGCTTGAAATTGAGTTACTGCTTCTGCAAGAACTGGGTGAGTTGCACCACTTGCTCCTTGAAACGGTTGAGTTGGATTAGTGTATTTAAATCCTAATAAATCTAAACCTTTAGTATAAGTATCTTCCCACTCTTTACGAGAAGTTTTATACTGCATATAATTTTCATTTAAAGTTGTACCAATTGGTCCTAAAACTTCAGGTGGAAGTAATTCTGCTAAATTAGCAAAATGATCTTGAGTAATTTGTTGTTCAGACATTGGATCGAAATTAACTTCCGCTCCACCTTCTTCATCCATAATAACTTCAGCACCATCGGGACCTACCTCAGTTTCTTTTTGTTCTTCGGTTACGATAATTTCTTCAGGTGCTACGATTTCTTGGTCTACGTTCGGTAGAGCCTTGTCTATGTTGTCTTTGTCTGCCATTAATTTTCTCCGATTTTAACACACTTTTAACTTGTTTTAAAGGGACATTCAACCCTTGTGGATTTGGCCCTCTTAAAGGTGGAATAGCACCCCATTTCACGTGAAGCATATTTTTAACTAACGTTTTGTTGCTCATCTACCTCTGCTGCTACTTCTTCATCAACAATTAAGGGTTGTCCTTCCAATGTTTCGATCAACATTCCTTTCATTTGATCTTCATTTGTTAGATAAGTTGTTGGATCATCATTTCTGAACTGTTTAACTAGCGATACACGTTTAAAAGGTTTTTTAATCATTATACCGCCAATATTTCTGCGAGACCGCCATTTTTGAGTTCACTTGGTAAAGCTCCACTCATTAACATTTCATGTATGCTTATACCCATAACAGGACTTTCTTTAAAAGAAAGAGCTAGATTGATAAAATCTTGTCGACTTCCACCTCTTCTAGCAAGATCTATAAAAGCTTGTCGTTTTGATCCTGCATAACCACCTGGATGAACTACTCGTCCTCTTCTTGGTGTTTGCATAATATCAGCAAGACCGCCATCAGCATAACCTAATTTGCTTATAACTTCTAAAACTTCTTCCCAATTTTTACCTTTAATTAATTCCACATCAATACCGTAATGGTCAGCAATCATTTGATGATTAACTTTTGAAGCAGGCGGATTGTATTTTTTTGGAACTACTTTAGGTGTCCAACCCATAAAAGGTTCAGTTGGTTTTTTTACTTTCTTCCCACCTAACTCTAATAACTCATCAAAGGTTTCATTACCTCGTAAATTTCTAAAACCAGCAATCCCTGATCCCCGGGTAGGCATTACTGGATATAAAGCTTTGTTAAGTTTCTCCATATTCAGTGTTAAAGCTTTAAGTTGAATATCGTTTAATTTACCGTCGGTTGCATAACCCATAGCATCTTCAATAGCGCTAATTGCTCTACCACTCGCTTTGCCTGTAGCAACCTCTTTTTCGATTCCTGCTACCGGGCCCTGGAACAATGGATTCTTAGTAGGACCTTTTCCTAAAAAACTAATATTAGTTCTACTTCCCAGAAACTTGTTTGAATTGGCTCCAATACTTTTAGCCAATTTCATTAAATTTTGTAATATAAGTTGTCTAGCCATAATACCTTAACGGTCTCCTCTCAATTTTCTCATCCTTATAATCTTGAGGATGAGTTATAAACATTCCCCCTCTTAAACGCATGATTGCTTGAGTAGTACTATCAACATAGTCGTCATGATCGCCATGCGGGAAGGATGCGCACTCTTCCACTACTTCCTGGGCAAAATGTTCATGCATCGGGGCCCAAATTTTCCCAGCTTCAAAAAGCGGAGAAATAGAATTTACTCTGACATGTTTATCATTTCCTTTTGACGGCGTAAAGTTAATAACAGGGATTCCCATATTTCTAAGCTCGTGAGTTAGAGGGATCCCTGATGCCTTGGCCTCGATTAAAACAATATCAGGACGATGATGTAGGTATTCTTCATGAGCTAAGCGCCTTAATTCTGGAAATTCATATCGACCTTTAAATGCATCTAGTAAAATTGCATTTTGACCACTATCCTCGGTATTAAACACTCCCCAAGTCGTAATAGCTGAAAAGTCAGCAGTTTCTTTTTTCATAAACGCTGTATCATAGCTTTGAATAATAAAATCACATTTAGGTGGTAGTTCATGTTTCCAATCTCTCCACCAGTCCCTTTTAATAAGGGCTCCTTCTTCAGCTGTTGGAGTTTGCATATATTGAGCATTCCACTTACCAACACTAATAGAAGCTTTTACAGTTTCTAATTCATCTAGTTTCCAATACTCAGGCCAAACAGGTTTATTGTTAGGTAGGATAGCTGGAAATTCTACAACTTCCCATTGATCACTTTTTACTTCTCCCTGAGCCTTGAGTAGTGTACCCGTTAGATCTCTTGTAGACCAACGAGTCATAACTAAAATAATCCGGCCTCCGGGCTGAAGCCTTTGTCTAGGTCCAGCTGTGTACCATTCATATGCTTTATCAAAAGATTCTTTACTTGATAAATCTTTTTCTTTATGTGGGTCGTCAATGATTAGAAGATCAGCACCACGACCAGTCATGGCACCTCCAACCCCAACCGCAAAGTATTCACCTCCTTGTGAGGTTTCCCATCTTCCTGCAGCTTTAGAATCTTCTTGAAGGGTTGTATCAAAAATTTCTTGATATTCTGGAGAGTCAATAACATGCTTAGCTTTACGACCAAATCTTATAGCAAGTTCCGCTGTGTGAGTAGCTTGAATTATTTTTAATTTTGGATTTTTTCCAATCATCCAAGCTGGTAGATAGTTAGATGCAAACTCAGATTTAGTATGTCTAGGTGGCATATTTACAATGAGTCTCTTAATTTTACCACTAGCGATATCGTTAAATTTTTGCGCAATAATTTTATGATGTTCACCACTAATAAATTCTGGCCAAATATATTTTATAAATTCCATAAAATCGGAATTAACTTTATTTTTAGTTTCTAAGAGATCTGCTTTTAGATAAGCTTTTAAATATTCTTTTTGTTCGTCTATTGGTAATTTTTTTATAAAATTTATGTCGTCTATCATTTATGGAACCGTATTTATAAAAGTTGTACCATGAGAGTCTAAATTAAGCAATAAAGGGTAAGGTTGGGACCCCTTTTTCTTTGTTTTGGGGGGTGGGCCCTCCCGATTCGGTCCAATTCGTCCCGGATCCTGGTACCTCTATCGTGTGGTGGGCCCTCCCGATGACAGCGCCATTAGGCGCTGTCGGGGTGTAAATGATTAGTCTAACAAGACCATGTAAGCTTTCGCATTATTCTTACGAAACCAATTTAAATCCTTACGTACCTGGTCCCATAGTTTAGATCCACCATAACCAAGGGTCAGATCTTCTACTGTAGCCATGTACTCGTTGCTTAAGATTGCATCGTGTTTCTTTGCCTCTTCTTTTGTTAACATAACAGACTCACCATTAAATCTATTACATCTCTCCTCCGTTTTATTATCTACATCTGCTTTCATTATCTATTCTCCTTTATTAATAGTTATATTGATAATACGGATTGTGAATACAATTCGTATTTGTTTTTGGTATAAACTGGTTTAGTTTAGGTCTAAACTTTTGTTGCCATCTTCGTTCATACCATCTTAAAAGTTCAAACTTAATAGATATTATTCTTACAAGATGTTTTTTAGGATTATAACAATTACTCAATAATCTTCCATAAACATTTGTAGACTGTCCAATATATTCTACAACTTTATTCTTTTTATTAATCAAAAAATAAATTGCACATATATTAGGATCAGGCACTGCATCCGCTCTATTGATTTTAACTTTTATTCTACGTTTAGTTTTATAACCATTACGCATTTTTATTCTCCTTTATTAAGTTAAACATATATGGGATTTTAAAGGATAAGTATTTAAAAGTCAATAGTCAAAAAAAATAAAAGGGCTCGGGCCCCGCCCGAGCCCGGGATTCGGGTGGGTAATTAATATACTATATTTTTTAGGGTGGGCCCTCCCTTTAGGGTGGGCCCGCCCTGTTGCCTTTTTGCAACTGTGATATTTTTGCAACTGCGACATTATATCCTAGTATATCCTAGAAATATAATTTGACACAACATCTAGTAGGTAGGGCGATCTCTCGCCCTACCAATGTTTAACTCCTATGGAGTTATTCGTTATTTTATCACACTATCAATGTGATTTATTTCAATAGTTGGTTGGTCATTAAATTCCCAACTATGTGAAGCAGTACGATATTGTGGACTGCCAAATTTTTCAGTAGCCCAAATATCAAGATAGTTAAAACAAGGGTGTCCTTTCTTTGCTATATATTCACCTCTTGCAACATCATCTAATTTGCCTTTTCTTTCAATCGTTTCACCATATTTCAAAGCGAAATATTTAATGTAAAAGATTGCGTCTTTTTCTTTTGTCATCTTTCCTCCTGTATTTAAGTTAAACATAATAGGAGTATATATTAAATAATAGGATTTGTCAACACTTAAATATTAAGTGTATAATTAGGGTCATCATATTGTTGTTCGGTTATATCCCTTTGTTCACCAGTACACATATTATAAAAGTAATGTCTAGTTTGATCTTCCTCTTGTTGCCAACTCCACCTATATTTTTTTACCCACCCATTTTTTTCTGTTAGTTTTTTTGGTTCAGTTATTCTTCCTGATACGTTATTTATTGCTCTATCAATAAATTGTTCTGCCCAATCATTATAACATTGAAAAGAGCAAAAATTTCCTTTTCCATAATAAAGGTTTGATCTTCTTCTAGTTTGATTTGTTTTATTTCCCTGACTGCCTTTTAATCTGTCTTTTGTCTGATAAGTATGGCAAAGGTGAGATTGACAATATTTTAAATTACTCATTTAATTTGATTTAACCTTTCTTGTCTTTTTAATTTTTTTCTAGCCCTATATTCAAGCCAACAAAAATAGGCGCTAGAAATACTAGCGCCTAAAATTATAAGAATTAAGTCCTCAATCATTAAAAGGGCATTTCTTCTGCCGAACCATTTTCTTTTGGTTCAGGTTTTTTAATGTCAGGGTTTTTTTCATAATAAGTTCCATTTTCAATAGATCTATTATGCTCACCAATAACTTTATCCAAAATAGTTTCACTATCACTCGCAATATAATAGTATTTTTCGGTGCTTTCATCTTTTGCAAGTTCTTCAAGACAAAGTTTTAACTTTAAAGCTTGGTCAAAAGTATCTGTCACTTTTGACAAAGTTCGGCTTTCGCTAGTTTCACTAAAAGTGATAACTTCAACAACAAGCCATTTCTTTTTAGGTGTCGTCATCTTTCCTCCTGTATTATTTAAGTTAAACATAATGGGAGTTTAACATAAACTCCCATAAATGTCAATAGCTTAATTTACCGATTGTTGCCCTTGTTGTTTTTCATACAACAATCTTGCCTTTATTTTATCTGCTCTTGAAACATTTTTATTCTTCATACTTTTTAACATTTCAACTGCATTTTCAGGATTATACAAAGCCAAGCCAGTAGAATTGGTTTTGATGATTTCTGCTTCTGTAAGTTGTAATCCTGCTTTATTACAAAATTCAATAGCTTCATCAAGATAATGCCAATTTTTAAGGCAAGGTTTCACTACCTCGTTCATCTGCCTTAAAACACTTTTTATCCAATTATAATGTGCCATTATTAATTGACCTTTAGCTTGTTGCCATTTCACGAAAGTTTGGAATTCTTCCTTTGAAACTGCAATTTGTCTATCACGACAATACTCTCGCCCAATTAAATCCAACTCATATTCCTTATCCCATTTATCTGCATAAGAAACCAAGTTATCCCTACCACTTATTGTACCAAGATACCTGTCGTTTGCGTCTTGAAACTTTGTCCAATGTGGATTGTTGTCTTTTCCCTCCATTTCTACTGTAATGTCAGGGTTGCAATCCTTTTGGGCTTTTAACTCATCACGAAAGTATGCATAACCAAAATCTCTTGATGTTGGTCTATACTCAATATCATCTTGTCTATCCACTCCGTCAATATCGCCATTTAATCGGAAGTCAAAATGTTTTGATATATATTTTTCATCTTCATCATCTTCTTCAGGTTTTCCCATATATCCAAAATGAAAACAACTATCTTTCGCAATAGTATTGACGTTTGGATATTTGTCTTGAAGATAATGTGCAAGTTCAACATCTTTTTTAGGATATTGTCTTTCAACACATACTTTAGCAAGTTGCCAAGTTTCATCTTGGAGTGGTTTAAAATTTTCTCTTGCCTGAAAAAATTTTTCTTTCTCTTGCGTATCTTCTGCCTCCAAATGTACTCGCATACGATTTGCTATCTTGTTTCTTTTTTCTGCGTTTAGTCTTATTCTACTCATTTTTACCTTTCTGTTATTCTAGGATATTATGTGAATTAATTTTTATTGTCAATATTTTTTTTCCTTTTTTTTAGGGTGGGCCCTCCCATTAGGGTGGGCCCACCCAGTGGGCTTCACGCATAAGTTGAAAATAAATTAATTTTTTATTTGACAAATCCTATAATATCTTATAGGGTTCAAGCTACTAGTGGGAAGAGTACTGATCTCTGGTCCTTACAGGGTGGCCTAATTCCGGACAGCGTAAGGACCTGAGATCAGTGATTACAGGCACAACAGCAAGCAGAAACTGTAATTGAGAATGTTGTGTTGCGCGACTGATCAGGGCTCTATTAGTGCCGGGTTTTTTCATAACAACCTGTGGTGTGAAGAGAGCCCGCAAAAAATAAAAATATAATCAACAAGCTTACAAGCTTACAAGCTCCCAAGCGGGTGGGCCCTCCCGGTATATATTTATTTGGGTGGGCCCGCCCAGTTAAATTTTAAAAAAAATTAATTTTTTTCTTGATCTTCTCTTGCATCTGGGATATACTGGGACTATATAACAAAGGAGAAATATATGAGTACTAGAAGCAATATAGCAATAGAAGACCCAAAGACTAAGAAGGTGAAAGTAATATATGTTCACTCTGATGGGTATCCATATGGCGTTGGTAAATGCCTGGTGGATAATTATAACAATAGACAGTTGGCAACTGAACTTTTTAAACATGGAGACGCCAGTTACTTAGGCGATACGTTTGAAGAGTGTAGTTTCTATTCCAGAGACTGGGACCGCGAAGAAGAGCCAGCTCGAGAGTACAGAGACGAGTGGATGTATATGCATAATATGCGGGGCGAATCTATGATTGAATATATTTATATATTTAAAAATAATAGATGGTTCGTTTCAACTTCAAAATACATCAAAGAAGAGAAACTAGAAAACCCTTACGATGGCGGGGGTATCTGGTATTATTCAGAGTTCGAACCTGTAATTACGAATAAAGAATATATCAAATACAAAGACAAACACGAAAAGCACGCTGAAGTTAAAATGATCTCTAAAATTGGAGACATGTTGAAGGGTGCAGGGTTCGACGGCGACAACATAAGCATACAAGGTGGAAGTGCCAAAAAATCAAACTAACAATCAGGATCTGGCGGCAGCAATGCCGCCCGGCCTAAGTCCTGGTCCAGTTGCGGGCATACTAGTTCGACTCGTAACAGCTGGACCTGGAGTTGGGCCAGTTTAGAATGATTCTAAAAAAAATAAAAATAAATGAACCAGGGTCCAAGCTCCCAAGCGGGTGGGCCCTCCCAATAAAGTACCAGGGGCCAAGCGTCATAGCTATAAGGTGGCAAGCTTACAAGCTTACAAGATCTCAAGCTCTCAAGCTTGACAAGTCTCAAGCGATAGGATATTCTGGGACCAGAAAGGAAAAATATGACTGATAAAGAAAAAATAAAAAAGATAATACGTATACTTAACAAACACGTTGAGGACGTAGGAGACCTGGCGTGGAAAATACGAAAAATTACAGAAATAGTTAGTAAAAAATAATATGTTAAAAAAAGAAGCTAAAAAGATAACCGGGGGCCTGAGTAAACCATCGAAGATGCCAGGCCCAGCGTACAACCTGCCGGCTCAAGCATGTATTACAGGCTCTAAGCTGGTTAAGATCCCGGGCTCCGTGTGCCATGGATGCTATGCACTGAAGGGCCGGTATCGATTTAAGAATGTTAAAGACGCGCTATCCAGACGGCTGGCCTCCATTATGGACCCGCGCTGGATAGAAGCCATGGTAGTACTAATTGATAAAGAACCGTTTTTTAGATGGCATGACTCCGGGGACCTCCAGAGCGTACAGCACCTGAAAAACATATTCGAAGTCTGCAACAGGACGCCGGGGACCCAGCACTGGCTGCCCACGCGCGAAGTTAAATTTTTACCTTTAAATTTCGACGCTATACCTAAGAATCTAATAATTAGATTATCGGGTCATAAAATAGACAGGACCGCTGCCAGCTTCTGGCCGTGGACATCTACTGTAGTAACCGCGGGCAGGACCTGCCCGGCGCCTGATCAAAACAACGAATGCAAAGATTGCCGGGCTTGCTGGTCCAGGGACACAGCCAACATTGCATATGGTAAACACTAGGCCAGTTTAGAATGATTCTAAATTGCGATTTCTCCAAGGGTGGGCCCGCCCACAGGGCCCCAAGCCCCCAAGCTTACAAGCTTTCAAGCTTCCTGATGCAGGAGGCCAGGCCAACGCACAAGGGTTCAAGCTTGGTTCCTGAGTCAACAAGCTCCAGGATTCTGGAGCCAGGGTACAAGCGTACAAGATTATCCAGGGCACAAGCAACCAGGATATAGGAATTTCTGGGATGCTTAATGTGAAAAGATATTTGGTGCGGGGAACAGCGCACCAAATAGGGTTTTTTAGGGGTGGTCGCTTTTAATTCAAGTGTGAAAAAGTTGCCGCTAGGAGGGTAGCCCAAAAGATCAGGAGTACCGAATAAAGCCCAATTTTCAAGCCTTGTCCACGAAATATTTTTAGATTCATTTTTAAGTTTCTTCCAAAGTTGTCTCTCTAACATAGGTGGTCTAACCGCCCCTAGAGAGGGTTATAGTTTTCCAATTATTTTACTCATACGCGCTCTTTCTGGTTCGGCTACGAGTACTAATCTATGAGTCTCTCTATCACCAATAACTCTATTTTCTAGTAGATTAATTTCCCTAATATCCATCATTGTGCCATTAGGTAATTGAATCTGAACCCTTGCTTCACCACTTGTAGGGCTTAGAAAAAACTTATCCAAAGCTTGTCTGAATGACTTTCCATTTATCATTAGTATTGAATATATACAATAACTATTATATTATGCAATATTATGCCAGGACCTAAAAAGCAGCTAACACCCATGCAAATGAAATTTGCGCAACTCATAGTCTATGGAGTTGACGGGAATCCTATCACTAAAACAGAGGCAGCCAGATTGGCTGGCTATTCTGATGCTGCCAACGAAGGGTCAAAGATGACCAACCCAGTTAAATACCCACTCGTATGTGCTTATATTAGTAATCTTAGAGATGAGGTAAGAGAAAAATATGGCATAAGCTTTGAAGGACACCTGGAAGAACTAGGTAAAATCAGAGACAGAGCCAAAAAAGACAATAAGAATCTAGCGGCTGCAGCTACTACTGAAATTGCTAGAGGTAAGGCGGCTGGATTTTATATAGATCAAAAGATAATAAGACACGGTAATATTGACGATCTCAATCTCGATCAACTCTATGAAAGGATGAAAACAATCAAAGAGAAGAACGAGAAAGTGATAGAAGCTAAGAAACTTCTAGCTAAAGACTAATTATTTTTTCTTTTTTTTAGTCTTAGCTTTTTTCTTTTTCTTCTTAGCCTTAACTTTTTTCTTTTTCTTTGGCATATTTATCTCCTTTCAATTACTATACATCTCTCTTTTCTAATTTCAATATACACCCCATAGGCATAATGTTTCTATCTGAAAACACTTCCTCCTTGGTATCAAAACTACTAAAGGTCCATACAAACTTTTTAGTTTTTTTATAAATGTAAGCAAAGGTAATCATCTTTGCACATTCAAACTTATCGAACTCATCAGCACTAGCGTGCCCCGCGTCACCCGTGATGTCCAACCACGTTATTTTGTAGAAGTAATATTTCTTCTTATTGATGACTATGTGTTTATATTTAGACTTCTTCCTTTTCATAACTACTGTATACTCCCCCTACTATAAAATAAAAATAAGAAAGAGTGAATCATGTGCGCGCGTCCCTTAAGTTGTTGGTATTACTAGCTTTTTTGCATAATTGTATCTTTTGTAACCAATTGTATCCTGCTCAAAGATACAAATTTGAGCGAATAAGTGTTGGTATACAACAATTCTAGCTTTTGTACCAATTGTAACCACTTTTAAAAAAAATAAAAAAAATTTTTTTATTTTTATAGAGAAAAGTGTATACATAGGGTACAATTCAAATTAATGGCTAATTTACTATACTTTTTGATCATTTTTTGTATCTTTGTCGCTTTTGTGCTTTGGTACATTTTGGTAATATTGGTCTGTTTTCTTCAAGAATTCATGTTGGTAGTTTACAAATTCCTTGTCAGATACCTCAAACTTCTGAAACATGCCATCTTT